TGCCTAGATGAAGATGACCGCTGGTCGCACGCACGCTGCGATGCAGAAATAGCGCATTTCCGCCAAAAATCAGAGAAGGCATCCAACGCTGGTAAAGCATCCGCTCAACGTCGGTCCAACAAACGTTCAACGGACGTTCAACCAACCAATAACCAACAACCAATAACCAATAACCAAGAACCAATTATACACTCTAACGAGTGTATGTCCGAAACACCTGTTTCAGACGAGCAGGAGGACAATTTTAATCCAAGGCACGTTATGGAGTTTTGGAACCAGACCGCACAACATCTTGGAAAGCCAAAGGTTAGGGACTTAACACCTGAACGCAGGGACTTGCTGAAGGCTAGGATTGGGCAATACTCGATTGATGACTTCGTGACGGTGTTTGAGAACATCAAAACCAGCCCATTCCTTCGTGGAGACAATGGCTGGCGCGGATGCACGTTCGACTGGGTGTTTAAGAAAGCTAATTTCCAAAAGATACTGGAGGGCAACTACAATGGTTAATCCGCTTGAAAAGAAGGCTGCGCAATCTGAAGTCGCTGTCGAGATTATTCTAGACCCGCAAGTCCGTGCTAATCGTCGCAACGTGTCGATGGAGCGCAATGACATCGAATGGTATGTTGACCAGTTTGGGGCAATGAAGCTGAGGTTCCGCGACACAAAGTATGACGTTTTGTTCAAACGGTTGCGGAAGCGTGACATTACGCAGGCTGAGATTGACCGCATCCCGGATCACCTGAAGCGTGTAGCCTGGAATATGTGCCTGCTGAACTACGACTACGAAGGCAACTACTACCTTCCAAAGCCATCCATCCATGACTGGGTTCCGGCTGATGACGAAGCCAGCAACGAGCCTTGCACCGCAGAACAGGCGGCAGCCATCATGAAAGAGTTTAAGATTGAAAGCCTGAAGGGTTTGCCAGTTGCCTAAGAACAATGGCCGCTGCCCACCATTTGAGCTTGTGGATATAATCTTCCGTAACGGCGAGATACGCAGGGCAGTAGACCCCCAGAGATGGCGCTGGAAACCCATGGAGTTTGAACACGAATGGGAGATAGTTAGATGGCAGCGGAGCCTAGAAGACGAAAAAAATAAGAAATAGGTATTGACCAATGCGTTTTAGGCGCTAAAGTGGCCTTCATAGACACGAAGGAGTTAGACATGGAAGACAAGCAAGTTTCACTGAACGCGATTATCAAGTTCATCGAAGAGGACATCGCCGACATTCGTTACGCCTTTGACGAAAAGAAGGAGTGGATGTTTGCAGCAGATGTGATGGAAGACTTGGTTAACGCAATCAAACAGCAAAGCTGGTAAGGGAGAGTAGACATGACACTCAAGGAAGCTATCGTTTGTTTCGCCTGCAGCGCATTTATCGGCGCTTGCGTAGTTATCGCTCTGACGAAGGAGTTGGCGCTGTGAAAAGCTACCGCGACTATCTCGCCATCAAGGGACTGAAGCCAATCGTCATTGAGCGAACCGCCAAGCAGAAGGGTGACAAGGTTCTCGTAGCAAGCTGCAAGCCAGTGGTGGTTGTGCGATGAAAAACGCCATCATGATCCGCATGACCAAGCCGATCAGCATCGCAAAGCTGCCGGACAAGTCAGAGAGCGACACTTACTACCGCAAGCTGATGGAGCAGAGCGCCAAGGCAGAGTGTCAAGCGATACTTGACAGCAAGAAGGTCTATGGACCCATGACAGAGGACCAGCAGATCGACGCTATCGCCTGGGCTTACGACATCAAGGTATCAAGAATATGAAGGGGAAACTGATGCAACAGGTATTTGATATTGCGATGGCCGTTCTCGCCATTGGTGTTTTGTCAGCGGCTGTAGCGTTTTGCGCACGAGTTGGCTGGGAGTTTGGTGGACGGCTCTAATGGATGCCAAGACTAAGAACGACAAGTTTGTAGACTATCGAAAGAGGATGCTCCCAGAACAACTAGACCGCGCCAGAAGGAGATACATCGGATTAGTCCGAGAGGCTCGTCGGCTAGACATGAAGTGGGTGCTGACAAACAAGGAGTTATACAGCGATGAGTATGACTGACATGATAACGGTAAATCTTCATGTCGATTTTGCAGATGAGATTGCTATCGCGTGGCTTGAAGACAAAATCAAAATTAAAAGGGCTGGATACCGCGCAAACAGCGTCGATAAGCTAGAAGACGATGAGGATTACAAGGCGCTACTCCGTGTCTACGAATATGTGGCAGGGGAAGAGTATGACTGGCGATGGCAAGGCGTTGGTGGATATCGCAAACCGCATCCGCGAAAAAGGGAAAGCGTTTGAGTATGACTGACGACGACAAGGCGCTGGTGGAGGCAGATTGAGAAGCCCTGAAAGGAAAAGGAAAATGATTGAACTAGCTATCTATGGTGGTTGCGTAGCCGGAGGTTTCATCATCGGGTATATCGTTTGTGCTATATACCTAGGTGAGAAGATTGAGGAACTTCAGGATGAAATTACACTCTACACAGACCGAGACGAGCGTGGACGCTTCAAAGGTTCGATGGGTAGGATCAAGCGAAATTAAGCATCACGTCAACTGCGCTGTAACCCGCTGGGGCGATATTCGTTCATGGTGTGATTGCGGCGCAGTGTTGACAAACTACCGCGCTAATACGAAATAGGCTGCATGGAACAGCCAGTAAAAGAAACTGCAAATAAGTTCGGGAACCTTCCTGGGCCTGGGCCTGGTCGACCTAAGGGCGTGCCTAACAAGACCACGCAGTTAGCTAAGAACGTAATCTCTCAAGCAGCAGAACAGCTTGGAGGCACAGAGCGCCTTGTTGCATGGGCTAAAGAGAACCAAGTTAACGAGCGTGCGTTCTGGACGACCATCTATCCGAAAGTCCTCCCGCTACAGATCAACGCGGACATTGAAGCTAACATCGCGGTAAGGGGCGCGCTTGTGTGGAAGACACCGAGCTAAAAGCAATCGAAAGCCCGTATGAGCCGCGCAAGCAGTTCATGCCACTTCACTTGCGTGAGACGCGGTGGGGAATTGTCGTAGCTCATCGCCGCGCTGGTAAGACAGTTGCGTGCGTTAACGACCTAATCAAAGAGGCTGCGTGCTGCATTAAGCCAAACCCACGCTTCGCTTACATCGCGCCGCAGCTTAACCAAGCCAAAGACATCGCCTGGCAGTATCTGCTGGAATACACCGAATGCTTTGGTGACGAGCGCAAGGTAAACGCCTCAGAGCTTTGGATTGAGCTACCGAACAACAACGCTCGTATCCGCATCTATGGCGCTGACAATCCCGATCGACTGCGTGGTATCTATCTCGACGGATGCGTGCTGGACGAGTTTGGTGACATGAACCCGACTGTCTGGACGCAAGTTATCCGTCCTGCGCTTTCAGACCGCAAAGGCTGGGCAATCTTCATTGGAACGCCCAAGGGTAAGAACGTCTTCTATGACCTGTGGCAGAACGCGGAGCAGGACGAAGACTGGTCACGCCTGATGCTGAAGGCTTCTGAGACTGGCCTGCTGGACAACAAGGAACTTAATGACGCTCGACGCATGATGAGCGAAGACGAGTTTAACCAAGAATACGAGTGCAGCTTCGACGCAGCCATTCGTGGCGCATACTATGGCAAAGAGTTTTCAGATGCAGACGCAGAGGCACGAATTACATCTGTTCCTTATGACCCATCTCTACCAGTCCACACTGCTTGGGACTTGGGTATGTCCGACAGCACTGTCATCTGGTTCGTCCAGGCGCATGGTGGAGAAACCCGCTGGATTGATTGTCTCAAAGGTGAAGGCGTTGGCCTCGACTGGTATGTAAAGCAGCTGCAGGACAAGCCTTACGTCTGGGGGAACCACTATCTTCCGCATGACGTTCGTGTCCGTGAGCTTGGAACTGGCAAGAGCCGCTTAGAGGTTTTGCAGGAGCTTGGGCTGCGTAACATTGAGATTGCGCCGCGCATGGATGTCATTGACGGCATTCAGGCTCTCAGGATGCTTTTGCCGCGCTCTTGGTTCGACAAAGACAACTGCAAGACGGGGATTGAGGCGCTGAGAATGTATCGCCGTATTTACGACGACAAGCGCCAAGAGTTTCAGTCACACCCGTATCATGACTGGACTTCACACTACGCAGACGCTGCAAGATACTTTGCCATAGCGCATCGCGAACAAATGGGTTATACGCCTATAAAGCGCAATATCCGTGGAATTGTTTGATGAAGTCTCCTGCATGGACACGCAAAGAGGGTAAATCCCCTTCTGGTGGCTTAAACGCCAAAGGTCGTGCGTCCGCAAAAGCGCAGGGAATGAACCTAAAAGCTCCCGTTAAGTCTGGCGATAATCCTCGGAGGGCATCATTCTTAGCACGCATGGGCGGCATGCCTGGGCCGGAGCGCGATGAGAAGGGAAAACCAACCCGCCTCCTCTTATCGCTGCAAGCGTGGGGTGCGTCATCTAAAGCAGACGCGAAAGCCAAATCCAAAGCTATCTCCGCTCGGAACAAAGGAAAATCCAAATGAAGAAGCTCGACGCAGCAGCGAAGAAGATTGCCAAGGTAATGGGCGAATACAAGCGTGGGACATTGCACGCTGGTGTGAACCCCAAAGGCCCCGCAAAGGCCCCTATGGCTAAGTCACGCAAGCAGGCCATTGCGATTGCCCTGTCTGAAGCAGGCAAGTCGAAGAAGAAGTAAGGCGAAACTATGGCATATCGAAAGAACGCAAAGCCCACGATGGCTGAAATGGAAGACGCTATGCCCGAAGTCTCTATGGAGATGGAGGACGGCATGGAAGTCGAAGTCGATATGCCTGAAGAAGAGGCTATGTCTGATGAAGAGCTTCAGAACATCGTCGCTGGCGAGATTGATGACGCGCAAGCCTATATTGATGACGTTATCTCTCCCGAGCGCGCTGAAGCTGGCCAGTATTACAAGGGCGAGCCTTTCGGAAATGAAGAGGAAGGCCGATCTCAGGTCGTGTCGATGGATGTGCGCGATACAGTGCAAGCCATCCTGCCGAGCATCATGCGGGTGTTCTTTGGCTCGTCTAACGTGGTGGAATACGCTCCGAACCGCGCTGAAGACATTCAGGTTGCCGAGCAAGCCACGGATTACGTCAACTACTGTTTGACACGCGACAACAACCTTTTCATCCACGCTTACGCCATGTTCAAGGATGCTCTCATCCGTAAGAATGGCTTTGGTAAAATCTGGTGGGACGAGAAGGAAGACGTAAAGACCTACGAGATTGAGGGCATCGACGAGAACGCTTACATGGTTCTCATGTCCGACCCAGAAGTTGAACTTCGTGAGGTTGAAGTAGAATACACTGAGACTGAGATGCTGACACCTGAGGGCATCGCTACAGTCGTTCAGATGCCAGTCTACAGCGCCACAGTCGTCCGTA